TAGTTTACACTTCCACTCGCACTAATAAAAGTGTTCGTTCCTCCGTTAGTTCCTGTACTATCATAATCAAATCTACAGTTAGAGAAAACATAACTTCCTGCTTCTAAATCAATAATTTCTTCTGTATATCCATTGCTAACATTATAATCAAAACTAACATCCTTAAATGTTGTCATTGTTCCTTCTCCATAGAATAACTTAGATGAGTTGTTTCCTGTTACAGTTGATTTAAATTTAAGGTTTTTAACAAATGCCATTGTCATCATCGCACTTGGCACGGTCAAGGCTGTTCCTGTGTTAGCTTCTATAATAACACTTCCCATTGTCCCTACTCCTACAAGAGTCGTCATCGCTCCTGCTTTTGTTGTTATGTTTTCTGTATAAGTTCCATCATAAATCAAAATAGTATCTCCGCTTACACTTGCGTTAATTGCGGATTGGATTGTGTCATAATCCCCTCCGCTCTTCGCTACTGTGAGTGGTTAAAGTGCCTAATGCTGATGTTTTAGTGTCTGCCATAGTTTAAATAGGTTATCCAAGTAATAATTCATCCCCATTTTCTAATAACAAATAACTTCCATTCTCTAATAGAACACTACCATCCGTTGATGGTTCTTCGATCACTCGATTGTTGCCAATGGTTATAGCGATTGTGTGCATTAGTATTCAGATAAAATGCTAGAAGCTGTTGTGCTTGCTGTATGAACAGTTTTAACAAGCCTTGCAAAGTCTGTTCCGTTAGCAAGGTTATTATATACCGCTGTTCCTCCGTCTGTGCCGTCTGTTCCCCAAAGAGTTACATTCAAATTACCACCTGTACCTATAAAAAGAGTACGAGGTTGTGCAAATGTTACATCTGCTGAACTTACATCTACTGATACCACAATGCTTGGTTGTAGTGAAGTGTCTAGTCCGTTTCTGTTTGTGCTATTCATAAAATAAAGAGTTTGTTCCCCTTTATATTTTTAGTCCTTTTTTGGTTCAGGAAGTTCAACTTCTCTTACCGCTCTATATAATCCTCCAATCGTTGAAGCTTTATAGCTTTTAGTATTATCTTTTACGTTGGCAATAGTAAATTCTAAGTCTCCAAGCTCTCCACACTTATTCTTTCTTTCAACAATTTCATCAACGGATTCCTCAATAATGAACTCTCCTAGTGCTGTAACTAATTGTACACCTTTCATAGCAAAATGTTAAATATAAAAATCTTATTCAGGAGGGCATTTAATCCCTCCCAATAAAACGTTTATGCTTGAGTTACAAGTGTAAACACACAAGAAGTCTTTGTCCCTTTGTTCAGGTACATTGCCCCTGTTCCTGTTGCTACATTTGAGTCAATAAACATACAAGCTTTAGCATAACCAGTTGTTGTGTCTGCAGGTACTGTTGTTCCTACTGCCAACAAACAATCTCCGTCTTGATCTTGCAAATAAACAAGATTATCTGATGCGTCTCTGTGAATAGCCATAATGAATTTAATTAAGAATTAGCCCCCTTTTTTGCTTTTGCTTCCCTAGCTTTGGCTAGTGCTTCCACTTGTTTTACCTTGGTTGCACGTTTCTTTTTTAATTCAGCTGTATCGCCTAAAACCTCCAATATCTCGCCCTCGCCACGTCTTACCATTTTACGGGCATAGTATTCGATTGTAACAACTTCACGACCTGTACGAGCATTCTTATACAATACCTCAGTCTTGAGTTGTTTTTGAAGTTTTAAATTAGTTGCTTTATCAGCATCCTCTTTAGAATTAAATGTAATTGCCATAATAAATAAATTAAGTTGTAAAGATTTCTACATCAGCCAACTTGATTGAACCCTCTGTAAATACCTTAGATCCAAATTTAGTTTGAGCTTTTACTAAGTAAGTAAAAGAATCTCGGTATTGTGGAGGTGTTACTTGTACTTTTGGCTTAATGTTTGAAGCAAAGCAGATAGGTTTACCTTGTCCTGCTAGAACGTGTTTGATCCCACCTGCAGAAACTAGATTGTTAGAAATAAGAATCTTAGTGTCATCTACTTCTCCAAAGAATCCTTTTCGTACAACTTGATCTCCCAAATTAGTTGCTCGTAAGAATTGATCTGATTTAGAAAGAAGTCTTTTTTCTGCTGGCGAGAAAGTTACCCATCGGTCTTCAGTTGGTACGTTAGCATTATCAAATGTTTCAGTAATCGCTGTGATTAAGTCATAGATATTAGACTTAGTAAGTTTAACTGGGTTTCCAGTTCCGCCGTTAGTAGCTGTTTCCATGTCTCCATCATCTACTGTATAACCTGCATTAGCATGTTGAGCAAAAATAGAATCATCCCAATCACTTGCGAAAGCATGAGAACCACTTTTAATTGCATCTGATTCTGGATCAATACGCAATTCAACCAAATCTTCTTCAGATAGTTCAAAAGCGAAATGTTTTCGTGTATCTAAAGAAAAAGTTTCGTCTGTCTCTTCTAGGTCTTGAATAGTTACTGAACTGTAAGATGTAGGCAAATCAAGAGACGTGATTTTAGCCAATCTTGTAAAATGTACTGTGTCGTTACCTGTGAAATCTCCCTCAAACTTAGTATTAGAAATTTGCATTCCTACAAAACTTTCGTAAAGTTTTGCTTGGAGGACTGACCCCCATTTTTCCCCTATTCCGTCTGATAGTGTATTAGCCATAGTTCTGGTGAATTAGAAATTATAAAAATTTCACCTCGCCATGTAACTCTTTCGACTGTTTCGAATACTCACGCTTTGCGATTTGACTTAGATTGTCGTAGTCAACGACTTTCATTATTCTGAGTCCTTTTTTCGGTGCTTCGCCTTTTTCAGGTAACGCTCCCAACGCAATTTGCAAATCCCTCTTGGTACTCTTTTCTGTCATCCCCTTGGTAACATAGCTTAGTGCTGTCTCGTAACCTAAAGTGTTCCCCTCATCATCTTTAAGTTTAGCGAGTTTGGTTACTTCGGTTTGGATCTGCTTTTCCTCGTCTGAGTTAAGCTGATTCTTTTTCACAAAAGTAGAAAGACTATCGTCATACCGTTCCTTATCACGTTTAGCGCTGTACATAGTTTCAAAGTCTTCTTTTGGGACTTGTCCTTTACGGATTTCGTCTTTAACCCAATTAGGCACTTTGTCAATTTCTGCCTTGCGTATTATCTCACGGTCTTTAGCTTTCTGCTCCTCTGAATCTTGCTCATCGTCGTCGGTGTCAGTAAACTGCTCATCGATTTCGGTGTCAACATCATACATAGTGAAAATGTAAAGTAATAAAATAGAGGTGTTAAACCTCTGAAAGCGAGGCAAAAGGAAGGGGATTGACCAATTGCAACGCCATCAGAAGCGTAAAAACTATTTATCATATTTCTTATAAAAACTATGTAACATTTCATTTTGCATTTTTGCCACTTTCTTAATCAATTTCTTGTCCCTCTCGCTCTCACAATACCTCTCAAGTGCTGTCACTGTTACCCATTTAGATAATTGTTTGTTCATTGCTCCATATTTCTTCCATTGTTCTGCGAACTTTCTTGTTTCTGTATCATTAAAAGCCTTTATATATACCACTTTATTTCTAAACCATTTTAGCATATAAGTCAAATTAAACTTGTAAATCTTGTGGCATTTGTTGAGGTTGTGGCTGTGCTTGCTCTGGTGCTTGTTGGCTTAGCTCTCCTTCGCCTTTACCCTCTAAGGTAGCTAAATCACTCAAAAACTGCGTATGTGCAGGGCTTCCAGGTATGCTAACCGCCAATAATCGTTGTAATCTCCTTTGTTCTAGCAATGGATTATGAATAAATCCGTTTTCAGTGTCAATTTCTACCTCAATATTATCAGTATCCTTAAACATTCTAACAACATCTCCAATAGTAAGAGCCATGTTTCGGGGTACTCCCTCATTCAACTTGAAAGTTCCGCTACCGTTTTTTTTAGGTATATCAATATCATCTGCGAAAATAGTGTCATCATTCTCATCTCCGAACTTCTTAATAGCATCAACAGCAAAATCAAATACAAACCTATAAAACTCATAGTTCTGGGCTTGGAACTTACTAACTGTCTGGTTCTGTCCTTGTATATCTAGCTCGGATTGTCTCGCTGTGTCTTGTTGGTTAAAGAAACTATCTAAATTCCACCCAAAACGCCTCAAATCTTCCAACATCATTGTTTTTATCTCCCTTAATTCCTCATGGTTGTTCTCTCGCTTGAGATAATCAATGCTACCTCTTCCTACTCCCTGCGCACCTAAATTGTCTCCATAAGACGGCACAACGTAAGAATTCTCTCCGTTTTCCATCTCAATAATCGCTTCGGACATTTGAGACATTAAATCATCAGTATCTACATCAGCATAATTCAATATAGCAGGGGCGTTCCTATTATCAATTGCTGTGTTAATAACTCCGCTCTCAAGCTTAGTTAAATTGTAACTATCTTTGAAAAACATCTCGCCAAATCCTGCGTGGAATAATCCTTCTGGTTTTGCGTACATCCCCATATGAGCGATTGGAAGAAAATCTTCGCCTCCTTTATTAAATGGATATTTATCTTTTTTAAACGTCTTCCATTCAGTTGCTCGGCTTCCTGCTATGATGGAGAATACTTTGTGTCTTATGTCATAAAAATACATCAACTGGTAAGTCTTCTCAAATTCACTCTTTTGCAAATCTGTCATCATATCAGTTTCACTCGTCCATTTGCTTAAACTTGGTAATTCTCCTTTATGTGCTTTTTTTGTAATTCCTTTTAAAATAGGTACGTTCTCAATCTCATTCTCTCCATAGTTGAACGTGATACCAACTCTATTAGCTCCCTCTCCTTGTGTTTTAGTCCTTAGGTTACTAACTGTTGGTGTAGTGTAGAACTCACCAACTGAGAGCCCTCTATATGTAGGCATTCCATCTTCCTTATATCCACATTGGACAAAAAAGTCTCCAAATAATGCTTGTTGCTTAAAACCTCCCCACTTATGCTCCATTAGTTCATAAAATCCACCGTCTTTGACAACTTTCTCCAAATATTTACTCATTACAATCTTTTCTTTCTCTGATTTACCAAAAGAGCGGACTTGTGTATCTGGCACACGAACAAAAGTACAATAGATTTCTACTAGCTGGGGTATTAAAAAACTAGGTTGTTGTTCAATCCTATCTGGAATCTTCCCGTCCATTGACCGCATATAATGGTCTTTAGCGTTTTGGATTGCCAACTGCTTCTCATCTTGAACGGTTTTAAATTCGTCAATCATCTGGAGAGCAGTGTTGACTACCTCGCTTCTCATTCCGTTGTCCTGTTGTTTTTCGATTACCTTGTCAAGTGTCTGCATAATAAAAGGATTTCCCCCCTTTTTGTTTAGTTTTTTTATACCTTAGTTTTTGATTATTTGCAAGATTATTTTAAAATCTACAATCTAGCCACCTTTCTCTTCAGATAAAACTTCTTCATAGTTCGTGCGTTGCTCTTTTTTGCCTTGTTAGGGCTTGCCATAGCCAGATAACGGAAACTATCACTAAAATTACTAGCCCAATTATGCAACGGATTCTTTTTGAATGTTTTTAGTTTTTCGTTGTACTCCTTGCGGTACTCCCTGAGTGCTTTCACTCCGTTCAATGTTTTCTTTTTATCAAAATAACAAAAAGGAAGTAACCGCCTAACTGCATTGATACCATCCTCCACAGATGACCGAGGCAAGATAATATAGTTGCTTATTCCATATTCATTCCGCAATGTCTCCTCCCTGCTCTTTCCGCTTGTATATTCTCGAACTGCCATATCGTGTGGAAAATAATGAGTGCCGTATGTATAGCCCTTTTGTTTCAATACATCAAGATAATGCCCCAACCCCTCGCCTGAATTCTCATAGCAATCTATTATCCTATACTCCTTGCCAATAATCTGAAAGAACCAAATAGCGTTAGTATCGTTAACGCCCAGATCCCAAGAGGTATGAACGTCTATGCCAACTTCGTAAGGTACAGAGGTTATTCTGTTTTCATTTCTCGATTTATTCAATAAATCCGCATAATACGAACCCACCATTCCTGCCCCGAACGAACAATAATATTCTTGTTGGATCATCTCCTCTGGCATTCCCTCTATACGTTCCTGTTCAATATCTTCTTTGTTTAATACTTTTGTGTCTTCAATTGTCAAGACCTCTGTGAACCAATCATCGTTGTTCTCTGCCATCTCAAGCAATTCCTTAGCATGATTCTCTCCCTGTGGCGTTGTATTAAACACCGCCCATCCTTTATTTATTCTCAATATTGGTTTAACAACTTCCCACGCTGCAGGATTTTGAAAAGCATATTCAGAAAAAACACAACCAATAGGATTAGTCCCTCTGATTGCGTCGCAATTATCCGTACCAATCAACTGTATAATAGAGCCATTGACCAGTATTATTTTTAACTCTGTTCCATTTTTTGATTTGATTATCTCTTCAGGGATAAAATCCATAAAACTGTTGCCATCGTTACTTATACCGTCCCATATAATCCGCTTAGCTTGTGCATATGTAGGAAGCAGATAGTAATACACGCCCACTTTTTCAATTGCTTTTTTAATTACAATATTCCAGAGCGTAATATCCTTGCCCGCTCGACGATGGTAAATGCAAATAGCACGCTTAATACCGCTGTCCATTGCTTTCATCAAGTTTAGCTGATACCAGCGGGGGGTAAAATTATGTGGAAGTGTTATTACTTGATCCATAGTTGATGGTGTTGACTGTTAAGCCTTTCAATTCCTTATCCTTGCTTGTTACGTCTGTTTGGACTTGATCCTTCCACTCGAAATTCTTTAGTGCAAAAATAGTCCCTGTTCTGCCACTTTTCTTCAAATCAACTTCATAAGAATGCTCTACTTTTTGCTTCGCTTTTTTTATCGTGTTACGATACTTAATCCTTGAGTCAAGGTTTTCATACTCGCATAAAACCTTACGAAAAGTATCTAAAGCCATTGCTAGACCCGTAATAGTCCACTCCTCTATAGGAGTACTATCAAAATACTTGTCAATATCAGCCTGTAGATTCGTAACACTTTGGAATTTCAAAGGTTTTCCTACTTTATTCGCCATAATAAAACTGCTTAATTAAGCCAACATTACACTAACTTGCGATCTAACGCAAGTAAAAAGTATCAGGCTATGATTACACCTATTTATTTTTTAAAAAAGTCAAAAGAAAGTAAAAAAGTATACTTTTTACTTGACTTCTGCTTTGTTTTTCTGTATTGTTTATTATGAGCAACTTAATCAGATAACAATAGACACTGGTTCAACAGCTCAAAAACAAGCACTAATTTTAATAATTTAACTAAAAACACTATGAAAACTACAAAACAAGAAATTGAAAATTATATTGAAGAATCTATTGATGATTATTATCCAAATTCAAGTGAAGGAATGCTTTTTGCAAATGAGATTGAAGATGTTGTTTCGGCTATTTCTGAAGATCTTAATTTCAAAAAAGAAAAAGTTTTAAAAATCATCAATGAGATGTTAAATGATGATGAATTACAAGAGGACTCTATAGAATATGAGAATCCTGAGAATGAACAACAAACTATTTATGTCAATTATTTTTATTTAACAAAAAATAAAAAAGAAATAGACAAAGAACAAGGAAAAAATCAAAGAATGACAGATGGGCTAGACATTATTAAGTCAATTTCTGAATATCAAACTAATGTAGATGATGAGATTGAAGCATTGAAAGAACTGGGTTTTGATTTTGTTGAAGATGATATTGATTATGCTGAGGGTAGACGAGAGATCATTGCGAATTGGAATATTTAACAACTAAACTAAACAATTATGCATAATAAAAAAACAATTACAGTTAAGCTAACACCAGAACTATACTCAGAATTAGAAATTTATAGAAAAAACAATCAACAAACTAAATCTTCAATACTGCGGAGAGCGTTGATCGAGCTAATCAGAACTTAATATTTAACTAAAAAACCATGAGAAATAGACAAAAAGAAGATATGGAACACAAATTAACAGTCATAAAATGGACACTATACGCTATTTTAGTATCTCAAGTGGTCTGGACTTTTATAATAATTTAATAAACAACTTTTATAAAAAAGTCTTAATCAAAAACAACCAACTCCGCAATGAGTATAAACGAAGAGGCAGATACTTTGGAAAAAAGCCCCAACATTGTTTGGGGTTTTTTCAACTTTGTCAGACTTTTACGTCATTTTGTCCGACTACTTTTAACCTGAAGAAAGCCAATAAACGCAAAATCATGACAAAATCTGAAAAAAAAGTAAAAAAGTTTCTTTTTATTCCTTTATATATACTCTCTTTTATTTTTTATAATATTTTTTTAAGTAAAATTATGTCATTTTGTCATGATTGGAGTAAAAATGGCTTTCTCTAGCTTAAAAACAATCGGACAAAAATCGGACAAAACGTGTAAAAGTCTGACAAAACCGAGACAAAATTAGTCCAAAACCAAGTTTTTTTGGCTTTTGAGCCCTTGACAAAACAAAAATTTCCGTAAAAAAATCATAGTAAAATAAAGCTATTTTTGTCAAAACATGGTGTTTTCACGTAAAATCATGACAAAATCAAAAAAAGTTTGCCCTTTCCACTAAACCTATGTTGTAATATGTTTTTGAAGAAAAACATTTGCTTTATTTTTTTATTTTTGCTACAATATTTATGAAAAAAAAACTAAACCTGACTAAACAAAAATGAACTTATTAACAAGCAACATCAAACAGGCACTTACTATCTTTTAGTCGGGGTTTTTTTTGTGTTTGTTTGATGCTGTTTGTGAATAATTTAAAAATCCCTGACTAAATAAAAATGTCTGAAAAAATCTCAAATGCGGAAAAAAGCTTTATAACAGCACAACTTCTTTTACAAAAGAAAAATCTATGTTGTTATTCAAGGTGTTTTTACGAATATAACGGTAAGATATGGGAATCAGTAAGCCAAGATTATGCTTACTCTATTTTCCAAAAAGAATTTATGCAAAATTTTTCAGGATTTCCCACAAAAACAATAAAAAAAGAAATAGAGCAATTTCTGATCACTGAATCCGTAATAACTTATGGTGAACCGCTTTTGAAAGAAAAAAATAAAAATGAAATAAACTTAAAAGAAAATATTTTTGAATTAAAAAAATACACAGAAAGAAAATACACAAAAGAAGATTTTAAAATGAATATTCTAAATTTCTCATACAATAAAGAAAAAGAGAAAAAGCCTAACGCACCACGATTTAAGCAATTTTTAATTGAGATCATGGGATGCGACAAAATAGATGATAAAATTGAAAGACAAAAAAGAGTAGGTTTTATTCTGGAATGGATGGGATATTCATTATTATCCTCCAATCCTTTGCAAAAAGCACTTATAATGTACGGAAACGGAAGAAATGGGAAAGGTAAACTAATGAATATTTGGGAATTGATTGTGGGCAAGAGCAATGTAAGTAATTTGGATCTTAAATCTATTGATAAGCCTGAGTATGCAGTAGTGACCAAGGACAAACTTATAAATTTCTCAAGTGATTTGTCAAAAGGTCAACAACTAGACACTGGAACAATCAAAGCCGCAGTAGCAGGCGAGAAAATTGAAGGAAAAATATTGTATCAGCAACCCTTCTTTTTTGATTTTTCGGCAAAACTAATAATATTAGCAAATAATCTGCCTTATTTAAGCGATGTTTCTGTTGCAATAAAAGAGAGATTTCATTTATTACCATTCAACGAATCATTTATAAATGAAAAAGCAGATAATGATATTGATAAAAAACTAAAAGGAGAAGTAGAAGATATTTTTCATCTTGCACTAATAGGACTGAAAAGACTTTTAAAAAGAGGAAAATTTGATTTACCAGAAATTGTTAAAAACGCCCAAAAATCATTTTATTTAAAAAATGATAGTATTTCATTGTGGATAAGTCAAAAAGAAGATAAAAAAATAGATAATTCTATCACAACAAGTAAGATTTATAGAGAATATAAAAGTTTTTGTAGTGAGTGGGGGAAAAAAGCCAAAGGCAAACAAAACTTTTTTAGTAATATGGAAAACAAAGGATATAAGAGAGAAAGAGGCTATTTAGGACATTATTATTTTATTAAAAAATAAAATCTATGAATGATTATGATTTTGAGCAACACCAATTTAATCTTTTTCAAATAAAAAGAAATTTTAAACAAAAAACAACTTCAAAATATGAAGCATTGCAAATCTTTAAAAATGAATTACACCTAATAATTCATAAAAAAATCAAAAACAACGAAGACACAAAAACATTTAAAAAGCTTAAAAAGCTCCTTTTTGCAAAAAAAACAGATATAAACGAAACAAAGATTGAGCAAGCAAGGAACACCCCCATCGAAAAAATACTAGATTATTTAGGGATGAAACACGATCGAGGAAGATCAATTACACCCTTTACTGAATCAACTAATCCAACGACATTTTCTTTTAATGATAATTTTTTCTATTGTTTCAAAACAGGAAAAAAAGGCAACGCAATTGACTTAACAATGGAACTTTTGAATAAGAATTTTAAAGAAACAGTTTTTTTATTATTAACCATATAAGATGCAAAAATACATTAACACCATAACTTGTGAGGATAGTTTGGAGGTAATGAGGGGGTTGCCAGATAAATGCATAGATCTTATTTTAACTGATCCGCCTTATAATCAAGCAATGAATGGAGGAGGTAATATTGCAAAAAAATACGACTACAGAAAAAAAAAATTAAAAGAGATGAGTAATTTTAATCCCGAAGAGTTTTTAAAAATAGTGAAACCAAAATTAAAATATTTTCATGCGTATATTTGGACATCGAAAGGGTTACTCAATGATTACATAAAATTTGCACAAAAAAATAATTACAATTGGGATATTTTAGTTTGGGTAAAAAACAATCCTATACCTGCTTATAATAATTCTTATTTATCAGATTTAGAATTTTGCATGTTTATAAGAGAAAAAGGAAAATGTTATTTTAATTCAAAACTAGGATATAATCACTACCGCAAAGGAATGATAGATAATGTTTCAAAAAACACCTTCGGACATCCAACCCAAAAATATTCTTGGATGATAGAAAAAATGCTAAAAACATCTTCAAAAAAAGGAGACCTTGTATTAGACCCCTTTGCAGGAAGCCATACCACCGCTAGAGCTTGCAAAGATTTAGGACGAAATTTTATATCAATCGAAAAAGAAAAAAAATATTGTCTAATTGGAGAAGAACGATTGCGACAAGAGGTTTTATTTTAGCTTGCTTTATTTTTTTATTTTTGCTACAATAGAAGTATGAAACCAATAATCACTTG